GATAACTCCTGTATTGTGTTATAATCTTGTAGTATTAACTGATTCTGTTCAATTAATAGTTTCAATATTGAACAACCTTTAGACTTTACGCTTTTTGTTGTTCGTATTCCATGATCTGATCTCTTCCCTCCAAAATTTGATACTTGCTTCCCGGCTCTCCCGTGGTTTTCAGTAAAGAGAAGATTTTCATAGCCGTAATCCATAAAGAGTATATCAGCAACTTGTTCACCAATATCGTTAATTTCAATTAACACAGCACTCTCATTGTACATCAGCCCTATTCTATATATAACGGAGGCAAAGTCTACTGGACTTATGGTGTTATCCTTAAAGACACATACTTGCTTGTAAGGCATCTCCGTCGTATCAAGTATATTAAACGCTGAGTAATCAAGACCCTTACCTCTTGATACATCAACTACCATAACATATGAGCGGTCCGTTTGTGGTGCTTCATATTGAGTTATGTTTTCCGCCTCATGTATTGGCGTAGAAGGTGCAAGTTCTTTGAGTTTGGCACCGCTTATTAGTGTACCTGAGCTACCTAAGAACTGACAACAGTATTCTTGTTCAAATTTTTCGTTATCAAAATCTAACGCTTCAAGAGTTTCCTCTTTCCATTGTTCATCTCGACCTGGGACATCGTTCCACATAACCTCAACATATTCATAACCATTTGTACCTTCTTTGGCACCTTTACATGTTTTCCAAAAATGGTTTAATCCGTTTGGTGTAGATGTCATTAATAATTTTGTAGTTTTACCAGATGAAATCGTTGGATATACTGAAGCAAAGAATTCATCAAATCCTTCAATAAACGCAACCTCATCAAGATATAGAAAAGAAATAGATTTACCACGAATGGCAGAAGAAGTAGTTGTACCTGCGTAAATTTTACAACCGTTCTCTAAAGTAATGTTACCTTTATTCCATTCCTCAATACCTTGCTGCATCCATTTAGGTAATGCTTCATAAGCTAACTGAATACGTCCTAAAACCTCTCGAGCACCGTCTCCCTTGTTTGCCAATATAGCTACGGTTTTAAATTCATTAAACAAGATGTAGTGCAATATAACTGCTACTGCAGTCGTAGTCTTTCCTGCCTGTCTTGATGTAAGGACAGCAACTCTTCTTGACTTTGTAATCTTTTGAGTGATTTCTTTTTGGTATTCATACATGTCCATTGGAACTAATCCGTGGTCAACATGTACAATTTTAATATAGTTTTCGGCGAAGTATACAGGATCTTCAGCACACTTCATATATTCCTGAAGCATCTCTGGGGTAAATTCTATCTGCTCACCAATCTTTTTAAGATGGGAGTTACCTAGATACCCTTTATCGAAATTATTCATTTCTTATCTTCGTCGCCTTTAATCATTTTAAGTAAATCGGAAGTAGACACAATTAAATTATTATTCGTAACCTGCGTTTGATTTGATACATCTTCTTCTTTTGCGTATCTTTTCTTTGTTGACATTTCAACATAATCTTTGTTTGCATCAAGTAATGTTTTCATTAAGGTAGATACAACTTCAAACGCTCGAGGAGATTCGGATTGTTTTGCGATCTCTGTCATTTCTCGAACTGCGTCATCACCAAGATTAATAATATTCTCGATGTTTGCCTTTGCCAATTCAATATCTTTTAAATTTTCAGCGGCATTCTTTTCAATAACAGCAGGTGGTGCAACTACACTTTCTTGCGGTAAATTCTTAACAGAATCTACACTTTCTACAAGTTCGACTTCTTCGTTAGTAGAAAAAGAATTGGTTGGTAGATCAGGCATCTTTTCTGGATTTAATCTATCTATTGCTTCTTGCTGCTCTTCAGCCGCTTCATCTAAAGGTCTCATATTAAGTACTTGGGCAATTTTATCATCTTTATCTTTCATAGTATTATTTATCCCTCAGCGGTCATCTTCCAATCACCGTCCTTGTTTACCCAAGCACAAGCCTTTCGTAAACCCGATGTACTGAACCTATGATCTCTTTTATTAAAGAACAATTCAATATCTCTTTTTCGGCAAATATCTTTACCTGTAAATTCTTTATCTCTATATTCATCACCTAAGATACGAACATCAATATGATACAATTCCAAAATGTCTATAAGGTCTTGTTCAGTGTTATAAGGAATGATTTCATCAACATAACTCACTGCTTTTAATTGAGTATATCTTTCAACAATACTTTGGATTGGATGATTCTTTTCTTTAGGTCGGTCAAGTGCAGGATTCATTTGTAATCCTACCATTAAATAATCGCATTGAGATTTTGCTTCTCTCAACATTTGAACATGTCCGGAGTGGAGTAAGTCAAAGCTACTACATGTAAATCCAATTCTCATAATAATAATTCCTTCTTAACTGGGTTCAGTATCGGATGTTTGTCCTATGTAAGCCCAGTTATCGTCAAACTCAATCAAACTATAATCTATCGTTTGTGTTATATCGGAGGTTGCTACATTATTTGCTGTAGAACCTGGTTGTCCTGTTACGAATTCCTCGAAACGAGTATCCGCAGCCGTATCAGCTGCCAATCTTGTATCAACAAATTTAATAACTGCTTTATCCTTCTCAGGACCGAAGAACCATCCTTTCATTGTAAAGTTTAATGTATATAAAATACTTCTTCTTGTTGTAAAGGCATCTTCGTATAAATCTTCTGATGTCACATCACTTAATATGAGAGGGACATCTATTGCTTCTAAACCTGGTATTAAATTTACAGTACTTGTAAACTCAGGATTAAAGAATGGTAATATTTGTTCTAAACATTTAACGGCATCTTCGTTGTATTTTGCCATGATGTATAAACTGAATCCCATATTATATGGAGTTCCTGAATATACAAATCGTCTGCCACCGTTATCTACATCTACAACTTTCTTTCTTAATTTTCTTGTTGGTGAAACTTTTCTTTCTGCGTCATATGCAAAACTTGTTAACTCAAATGCCATACGAGGTAATGTCATAGCATAAGGTTGACCTGCAGTTGGTTTACCAAACGCATCTTGAGTTGCTCCACCTTGTAAAGTAGGATCTTGATCAAGCCTTGCTAAAATCTTTTGATATGGTCCGTAAGATATAGGTACTATCTGCCTCTGATCTAAAGTACCATCAGTGCTTGTTCTACGAACTTCTAATTGATTAAAATATGTACCAAATAAAGCAACATATTTACGAATCGTAGAGTTATAAAAATAATTTGCTATTGCCATTAGGTATCACTTATTGATATGTTTTCACTAAACGGATCTACTTCTGAGAAATCAATTATACCGTCTGCTTCAATTTCAAAGTCGAGGTTACTTGCGTTATCATCAGTTGCAGCAAGTACAGATAAAGTTGCATTATTAGCATCTACTTCGATGTCTGTATTATATGCAGCAAAGTAATCATCGATGTTAGAACGACCAGTATTAAATCTTTGGTTAGCATATTCAATCAATTCACATTGCATGTCATATACTTGTGTTTGTCCCATTTGATAAAATATGCTTTCATGTTCAACATATTTAATTTCAAACATCTTTTCGTTTAAAGGGAAGTAAATTAAATCACCTTCTCTAGGACGAGTAAGTTCAACAACCTCTCGAGTTACATGTCTTTCAAATGTTCTATTCGCAACTGTGAGAGTTAATGTATCTCTTATTTGTAAACCAAACTTGGATAAGAAATCACCTTCTCCTTCAAAACCTTCCATGCTTTTAACATAGGTTTCAAATTCAAAAGTTTCGTTATATTCTGGAAAATCATCTTCGTTAAAAATTACATCTCTGCCTTTAATTGCTCTACTGATGTATATAACGTCAACACCATATTGCTTGATAGATTCTATTACCAAATCATCAATTAAAGACTGCTCTTGAACTTGAGAGTAATTATTAAAGAATGTATTCGTAGCCATTACTTATCCGATATAATTATACTGAAGAGGTTGTAAATTCTCAATGGCTTCTTCTTCCATTAAGCGCCTTTCTTCTTTGGCATCAGATAGTATTTGTTCTCCGTTGAATGATACACCGCCTACAAGTTGCATACCTGTAAACTTAGTTAGGTTTGATCCCCACTGTTCTTTAATTAAAGCAGCGGCATAGTTTTGTAACCAACGATCACCCCATACATCAGAATAAGTATCTGCATCAATTACATCATATGCTTCTATAATAATGTATTCACCAACAGGCATTGAGTCAACCCCTGAATCTATATGTAATCTGTTTATGTGTTTATTGTAACGAATCATTGGTTTGCCAACAAGCATTTCTTGTAAGAATTCTAAATGCTGCATTGACATATAATAATTTGTAATGTTATATCCAGTAATATCTTCAAGATTATTTAAAACAAATTGATACTGAACATTAAAGATTCCACCACCTGTAGAAATACTTGATTGCATATTAAAGATACCTGAAATACCAAGTATTGTTGTAGGTAGTTCTATATAACCGTTATCTTTATTCTCTTGAGTAATCTGATGTTTCATATAAACAAGTTGACTTCCGTTATAATGATAATCTCTCCAGAAATCTATAGCTTCATCAAGACGGTCATCAATCTGTTCGTCCGACACATTAATATCAATCACAGGAGCACCTAGCTTACGGAGTACCCAGCTTTTGAATTGTTCTCTTGTTGTTGGTTGTGCCATTTTAATTTACTCTATTATTTTTTATTATTTATCTATATTATAAAGCTATAATTGTGCTCGCGCTCATTAAGAAATCTTTTACTTTCGTATCACTTACACCAGATGCTCTTGCCCATAATTCTACACTTGCTTGGAATAGGTAAGTACAATTACCAGACGAACTTCCGGCAATATTTGGCAGATGCCTTACTACTATATTTAATCCAGTAGACATATTACTTGTTAACCATCCACTATCAAAAGTTCCGGTTGCTGTAAGAGAATGATTACCGCCAGCAGTATTAGTTAAGCTTCGTAGAGGTGCAATATTTCCGGACGCATTATTAACGTTATTAACAGTAACTTTCATTCTTATACCTGTAATAGTCCCACTTGTCGTTTGATTCACGTACATAGATTTTCCTGGGTCCGATTGTGTTAGTTGGTAGCGCGTTTCAGATCCAGATGTGTTAAACTGAGAACCTTTTGTATATGTTAATCCGTCACTACCAGTAACTGAACCTTGGCCGACATATATCATAGCTTGAAATACGAATACACTATTCCATCTAACGTCTATTCTTGTTTCTGTAAATCCTTCCCCATCAGTATATTGTGTTTCTAGCCATTCGTAAGAACCCGACGTACCTTGTGGACCATTACTTCCACCAGTCTGGTCGTTATATGTTGTTTGCGCGTTACTTGTAGAATTAGGTCCTCTTGCATATGCATAGTCAAAACGTGTTGCACCACTGCCAGTTCCTGTAGCTAAACTATCATCAGTGGCTATTAAACGTAACGTCGAACTTGACGCTGTATATTGTAAACCCATTATTGTGTCAGCGTTGGCTGAGCTGCCACCATTACAAACTTGGTTATGAACAAACCCACTACCTTCACTTTGATCTGCTACGAGGTCTGTTACTACATTACTAGTAACACCTGCCGCGCCACCGCCAGTTCCACCAGTTGCGGTTGTTCCTGCTACGGTATTAAATGTATGACTTGTCATTTCTTATTTCCTTTACTTATTATGAACAATGTGTCCATCAACAATATATGTATCGTCTCCGCCAACACTAAGCGAATATACATCTCTAACTTTTTCTGGTCCTCTAATAATCGATGTTACTTCTTCGTCATAATATTCATTTGTTTCAGAATTATATTTCTTTAATATATCTCCTACTGCAAGCTGTGTTAAATCGAGGTCTGGATAATCTGGGCTATCAGTATCTTCTCCAGGACATTTCCACCCGTCAGTTGTTAAGAATGGGTGAGTACTTGAAACAAAAGCATCACTTCCGTTTATAGCGTAAAAAGTATCTTGTAATGGGAAAGTTCTGAACCCTGTAATTTCTTTATGCAAACCGTCTTTTCCAATAACATAATGAACTTCACCATCTTCTTTACTTGACCATTGGCTGTAAGCTGAATCTAACGTCATAATGTTAACAGTATTGGTATCAACATTCCACCTATATAAGTTGGCTGATCCAAGGAAACATCCAGATCCTGATGCCTGTGCACTAGCCTCAAATCTCCAGGTAGCTACTTTAGTATCTTCGTATCCTGACTTTCGAGCCCAACATTCAAGAAGTCTTGTAGTTGTACTATTACTTGTGTTTGTTCCCATTGAAGAAGTCGTTGATGCAGTAGTGGATACAGACGCTGATGCACCTGTTCCAACTGAGGCCGACGCAACATATCCTGTATCTGATATAATAGTTCCACTTGTTGATTTAATAACACATCGAGTTGAGTCCGGTGATACTGAGTTTTCTTCCCATATTTCGGTTGTCTGACCAGATGTTCTTGATACAAATGCACCTGAGCTTTGAGTATAATATCCGTTAGTAGCTCCGCCTGTACCAGTTGGAGTAAAGAATATTTCTGAGCCATTAACAGATCTTCTATAAAAAGCTACAGTACAACTTGAAGTAGAGGTGACCGGATCTTGTACTCCATAACTCAAACTTACGTGCTTGTCTGATACTCCAGTAAGATTAGTTCCACCTTCTCTAGCAGTAATTGTAGTAGCTCCAGGCCAACCCAGAGGAGTACCACCACTAGCAGCAGTATATCCAAAAGCAACTGCTCTAATTTCGTCTGCGGCTATTACAGTAAAACATATGTGCCATCTTTGATAACCTGACCATGTTGGAGTTGTTCCGTCTGCCCAACTAACATTTGATGAAAACGTTGGTGTATGATTATTTGTACTAAGGTCTAATAACATCTGTGCAGAATTTCCAACTAGTACAGAAGTTTCAGTAAAAGTGGTATCACCACCTAATATACAATTCATCATCGGAGTTGAAAAATTTATATTATCAGTAGTTGAACTAATTCCATAACCAGAATTATTAGTTTTAATTCTTCCTACATTTCCAGTAATTTCTTTTAATTCTCTATCATTGTTAATTACAACTGTTCCAGCTATTTTAATCGACATTCTTAATCTCCATTTAACCTGTTAATAGCTTCAAGCAGCTCGGCTAAATTATCTTCTTCATTATCGTGTTCTGGATATTGAATCCATTCTTCCCACACGTTACCATCTGCGTCTTCTCTTTCAACTTTTGATGATTTAAATAATCCTGTTAAAGCCATTTCTTATGCTCCCCAACTTGTCGCTGTGACTGAATGTACAGACGCGTCCCAAGATGTTATAACGATGGTCCAATATCTTGCGGTTGTCCAATCAGGTTCTGAATCATTTTCAAAAAGCCAAGTTATACTACCACCAGATACAAATGATAAATCATGTAATTGGTTAGAACCGTCAACAAAATATGTAAATTGATCACCACCTGTAGTACCAGATATTCCTTGTATGATTACATTAGAACCATTCAGTGTTAAAAACTCTTGATGTTCATCTGCCATGGAGGGCGTTAAATTACCTGTCCCAATCGTTTGTGTTGAGTATTTTGGTTGGACATTATCGTATTCACCTTCTACTCCAGTAAGATTTTTAAACCGCATCCCTGCTAAAGGTGCGCTTGTGGATCTATCTATTACCGAAGTTCCTGTTATTTTAATTGCCATTAAAGACCTCCTCCGCCGAAGCCTGCATTTGGTCCAAAGTTAACAAATAACTGCAATGAACCAACATCAGCTGTTGAATAAAAAGTTCCTTCGTTACATACAATTTTAATTCTAAGATCTGGGTCAGACGAGTTAAACGATGCTGTCGTAATACTATCAGATCCTGAGTTACTATCTGCCTCGGCAGTCCAACCAAAGAACACGGTAGAAGAAGCACAACTATAATAAGTTCCTGCTGCCTTGCCGTCGTCAGTTGGTAACGGCCCGTAGCTTTGTCCTGAGTTAGATCCACAATTGGACCCCGAACAGGTTTGAGTGCCTGGATTATACTGAACTTCAACTGATGTTATTCCAGTAAGTCCTGTATAGTTTGCATATGTAGTATATTGAGTAGTTCCAACTCTTGAATTACCAGTTCCGTGAACTACTGTAACTCTATTGTTTGCCGCGTCATGATTAAAGGATATAGAAGCTGCTGCCCAAGGCGTACCTGATCCATAAGAACTGTTTGTGTTATCCCACTGTTGGCCAAGACCTTCTAAAAAATTACTAAATGAGGATGATGGAGTACTAACTGCATCAAAAGGTACGGCGGTACATCTTGCGACGCCGTCAGGCCATATTACACCGCTGATTGTCCAATACCTGTCTCCTGACCAACTAGGCGTTGTTGTAAACGCAAATTGAGCAGCAAAAGTTGGAGTATACCCAGAAGCACCACGATCTAAGTATATAGTAAAATGACTACCAAAGTGTCCAGAAGAAAAAGATCCAGATGGATTAAAAGTAAACTGTAAGTTTTGAGTCATGGCAAAAGTAAATACAGAATAGCCTTGGTTAGAAGCGCTTCCAGAATCACTATCTCCGATTGCTACTTGACCGTTCGCAGGAATTGTTTGTACATCAGGATGAAAGTTTGTAAAATTGACATTGTCAAAGAATGACTCATTGCCATCAAGTGTACCAATGACGACAGAATTATCAATTACAGTAGTGCCAGCTAGCTTTATCGCCATCTTCGTCCTCCGACTATTAGCGTTTAAATGTTATATAGTTTATTTATACTCAGTCTCTTCTTTCAATATCAGATTCTTCGAGTTTATCTCCAAGCCATACTTCGATTACTTTTGCTGATTCTTTACCAACATTAGTTGCTCTATGCCATGTTTCTTTTGGAATGTCAACACTCATACCTGCGTGATAAATTTTAGTATGCTTTGATCCTGGCATGCCATCATCTCTATCAAGTTCCATTAAAACAGAACCACTTACAATATGCCAATGTTCAGATCTATGAAAATGTCTTTGGTCACTTAATGATTGACCAACATCAAAACTTAATTCTTTAACTCTCCATTGTCCATTGGTATCTAAGATCTTATATGTTCCCCATTTACGTTGAGTCGTAGGTTGAGACCATTCTTTTAATATCCAACTTGATGAATTTCTTTTGTCTTCTCCACCAATTCCAAACTCGAACTCAATACCTTCTACTGCCATCTCAGGGATGTTGTCTGATGTTCTATCACCACCATTTACAAATATAATAGTATCTGAAGGATATAAAAGTTTAACCTGTTCTAAGCAATGTATCGCGCTTCCATCTGAATCGTCAAAAGAAATTACTTTATCAACACAAGCAAGTTCTGAAACAATAGCTGCACGTTCTTCCCAAGGCATAAAGTATTTACCTTTCTTTCGTATGAGCCATTCGTCTGAATTAACGCCAACAATAAGTTGAGTACCAGATAATGACGCATCTTTTAAATACTGAATATGTCCTGAATGAATTGGGTCAAAGCCGCCCGTGGCAACTACAGTTATCATTTTAGTCCTTTTTAGTAATCAGAGGGTTCATAAAATAATCAAACACAAAATTAGTATCTTTAGTTGTTAACATCTCTTTTGGAATATCAACAACATCAGGATGATAGTACCAATCTTCGTAAGGGTATCCATCAGCATGAAATCCTACATTTGGAACAGCACAAACATATCCATGTTTTTCTAATATCTTTTTAGCAGCAAACTTTTTAGGTGTACTTAAACGATACGAATCATGCTCGAAAGTAATGACACCAAACTTAACTTTATCTAAAGGCATTCTTTCTAATACTGAAATTGATAATTCATCACAATCAATTTGTAAATAATCTATCACTGGGTCCATACAATGTTTATAAAATAAATCTTCATAATCAATTTGAGTTGCATCAGCGCAGATCACCGTGTTAGTTCTTGCTTGTCTAAATTCATAACATAATGATTCAGAGTTATCAATTGAAATACCTTTCCAACCATACTCTTCTTCAAGCAATGCAGTATTATTATGAACGTGTGGATCTCCTGAACCAATTTCTAAATAAGAGCCATTTCGTTTACCTTTATAAGCAGATAATACAAACATGTCTTGAAAATGTTTAGAGTGATTCTTTTTGATTCTCTCAATACCGTCAAAAGGAAACTTGAATCTTTCAAGATCAGAACCTTCGTAAGGAATAATGTCAGGATAAAAATTCCAATCCAATGCTGCTTGAACTTTTTCTCTAATACGCTCAGGAAGATTACGTTTATGTTTTAAATTAAAGAATAATTGTTTTCCATCCTGTTGTGCTGTAATTGACCATTTGGCTAATGCATGATAATATTCTAAATCTATTTTACCTGGAAAACCTAATTCTTCATTAGGAGTAAGATCTTCGATATTCAATCCTAAGTTAGCATGTAAAAAACAATTTTTCCATTTCTTCATCTTTTCGTAAAGAGCACATAAAAGATAATGAGCTTCAGGTCTTTCTGGTAATAACCCAGCAGCATCAATTAATGCACCTTCTGTTGTAAAGTTTCTATCTCGTTGTCTATCATAACATCGAGCAATACCAATTAATGATTTATATTGAAGGTCAGGATCTGTTGAAATATCGGCAGCTTTTAAATATAACGATACTCCCATTGCTCCGTTTTCCATTTTATCATAAACTCGAGCCAAGTCATAAATCTTATATGGATTCTTTGGATCCATGATATGAGTTTCAAGAACATCTTGTAAATTCTTTTTATCATTTACATCAAAAACATCACTCTCTGTAATGTATCTTTTAATTTTCATAATTAACCTCTCTTCACAAAATCAAAGAATAATTCTTCAGGCATTTTCAATAAGAATGTACCATTATCTTGATAACCAAATGCAATGATTACATTACCATCTAAGAATACCATACCAGTCGCAAACTCAATATTATATTCAAGACCTGTCGTAGGATCCTTTTGAGTACCTAAGAAATGAAAGTCTTTTGTATAATGTTCTAATTTCCAATCCTTATCCCATACAAGTACTCTATGATTATAATGACCATCTTTACGACCAAAGGCATCTTTCTTTAAATCAACCTCATGAGTGATTGTCATATGTCTTCCATCATTAAGTGGATATACTTGAGTACCGCCTCTTAAATCTCTGAATAAATCAACACCTCTACCTACAGATTCTTCAGTTAAATGAACTGTCTCAGTTATACCTTTCTTAATATCGTATCTAACGACCTCGGTAGGATTACACCATTTAACAAAATGCCATGGCATATCAATAATAGGCATCCAATTCTTTTCACAATATGTATCGTTTAAACCTGGAGCAGGAATAGGAAAACGAGCAACTTCTTTCCATTGACCGTCAATATATTCTATTTCTTGTAGTTCCATTCTACCTGTGCCTTTATCATCATAACAGTCTCGACGTACTCCACAAAGGAATAAACGACCTTCCCAATTAAAGAGTCGACCGTCTTCAAGACCAATAAAGTTCCATAAAGGTTTAGTATCAAGATCACTTGTATCAATACGTTGAGAATGAACAATATCTAGGTCACCATTTAACTCGCACATAATATTATACGTGGTTAACGTGATATCGTTTTCTGGGTGGATGTATTGAAGAGGACCCCAAAAATGAGGCCAATTTTTTCCTTCGGAATGATAAAGAGTATAATTAACATGGCGGACATTCAATAGAATCCTTCCTTCATGTAGAAAGATGGAAGGATTCATAATCCCTGTCTCGCCAGTTAACTCTTTGGGTAGTGTAATCGGGTGGATGCTTCCGCCACGTTTTAATGCATAGTGCACCAATCCGTGATGACGTAAATCATGCATGTGAACTCCATAATGTATATCAAAATTTTATTTATTCATCTAAGACCAAGGAATATTTCTTGAAGTTGTTCCTTGTCTTTCAATTTTTTCCTGAATTTTGGTATTATAAGAATTGATTAGTTCGTCAGATATTCCTTCGTCTAACCATTCTATAACCTTTGCTTCTGTTAAATCAGAAAACGAAACAAAGTCAGCCTCGGCAACTGCGGATGCAGTTAGTTTATGAAAACCAACTACACTTGCATATTTATCACCTTCTGTACCGGTTCTAATCCATTGGATTCTAACAACAGAGTCCGATAAAGTCACTCCGTCACCGTTGACTTCATCAACGGTTTCAAAGTCTACTATTTGCCAAGAATAAGTCATTGTTTAAACCTTATTCTGGTGCAGCTGGATCTTCACCCGGCTCAGAATCTGGTGATTCTGGATTCTCTGGGTCATATGCCCCGTCTCCTCCAGGAGTCGGTGTAACATCATCAGGTGCCCAAGGCATTGTTGCATCTTCAATTGCGACTTCGTCGATTTGAATAGCTACTCTTTCTGAGATATGATCCGCATATCCTTGATCTGAGTTTACAACGTTTTGAATCCAACCCAAAACAGTATCTTCCGTTAAATCGTCAAATGCTGCAAATGATCCTGCTGGTACATTAACCGCAGTAAAAGGTGTAGCTCCTGAGAATTCACCTTCGTTGCCGTCTGAGTCTGCTCCGACCACTTTCCAATATGTTTGAACAATTGCGCCTTCTAAAGTTGCGCCTTCAGCATTAACTTGGTCTCTTTTCTTCAAACCAGATACTGACCATGTCCAAGTATAATCTGTACTTAGTGCCATTTTATTTTCTCCTAATTAATAACTTTTATGTTATAATTCTATTTATAATTTATTTCTATTATATCAAAAACTAATGATCTTGTCAATAGTTTATGAAAGTTTTTCCAACAATTTCAAGACCACTTCTTTAAGTTCAGTGATTTCTTGTTGCTGTTTATTTATAATGGTTTGTTGGTCCTTAATCGCTTCAATTGTTAAAGCAACCATTCTACCATATTCAACCGTCTTATAATTCTTACCTGATTTTGATTGACCCATCTTTTCTGCTTCAGTTAGACCATCAGGGTCATGTTCAGAACCAGGATTAGGTTGATACAAGTCAAACGGTGCAGGCATTACAAGTTGAGGTAATACTTTTTCAACTTCCTGAGCAAGAACACCAACATCGTTATATTTCTGTTCAGGAGTAAATCCTGCTTCACCTGCCTCATCAGTCCAATCAAAAGTAACACCTCTTAATGTCATTAATTTCTCAAGGGCATTTTCAATTGGCTTAATGTTAGTTTTTAATCTGATGTCTGATGAATAAGCAATAACATTATATCTTGCTCTTAAATTACCACCCATCTGACAGTCATTATTTACCATTGACCAAGTAGCAGGCCAATATCCATTGTATGTTGACCAACTTGTAGTATTATTAGATCTACCACTCAATATGTAATGTACATTAGAGTTCTGATGGATCATCGAGGTATAGTTGTTCGTATCTCTCATGTAGATAGTTGGTGAACTACCTTGTAATATTATTTGGTTACCACGAACCTCAAGAGCATTTAGAACGGTTGTACCATTAGGATCAGCATAATAACCAGTATTATTTGAATCATAGAAGATCGGCGCTCTTAGCGAAGACGAAGCCTGCCAAGTACCAGATAACGATGCACCCTGACTTGCGAATGAAATCCTATGATATGTACTACCGTTGTTCTTTAATGCAAGGTGGTGACCATAAGATCCGTTATACTCATAAGCTAATCCATACATATTACCAATTGGCCATGAATCACCAATTGTCCATATTACCTTAGCTCTGGTACCGGAATCATTGTAGTCTCCCATCATACCACCCTGACCACGAGCTCTAACATAATTAGAGAAGTAGAATCTTCCACGATGGTTTGTAGTATTCATTTCTGAAGTACTTGCTGGATCTATATAATAACCAGTATTATTTGAATCGTAATAACGACCGGCATACATTGAACCGCCGTTAGTACTATTCTCATCTAATATTGGAATTGTTCTCCAAGATCTCCAACCGGCCCATGAACTTCTGAATCGTAAGTTAGTAATTGGTCCACCAACCATCTGCCAACCATAACCAGAAGTATTACTATTTCTATAGTGGAAGGCCTGCATTCCAACCCAGTGAGATGTACCTGATGGCTGATTAGGTGGATTACTCCAAGAATCAATAAAGCCTGAACCCCAAGTTGAAACGACGTTCATGTCCTGACGACCCCAACCAAATGAACCAGTCCAATAGTTAGTATCACTGGTTTGACGAGGTCTAGCTCTATAATATTCACCGCTATTTCTTGTATGACCCGGCTGACCTATAAATGCCATTGTTCTGTTACTTACACCTTCAAATCGTGTTGAGTTTGTAGATGCACCGTTGAAGTAATAAGCAGTATTGTTTCTGTCATATAGGATATTAGCTCGAGCATCATCCAAATATGTAATACGATAAATTTCAGTATATGAATTTCCTGGGTTAAGTCTTACACCCCA